CGATTATTATTTGCCCAACATGTCCGACATCAACACGACGAAGACGGAGGGTACGTCGGGCTGGAGCGACCGGATATTCGACACGACCGCGATCGAGGACGCCCGCACCTGCACGACCGGCCAGAGCAATTGGGCGACGCCAGCGACGGAGCCGTGGTTCGGCTGGGGCCCGCCGAAATTCCTCAACATGGAGGAATACGACGACGGCGCGATCTGGTGCGGCATGTGCACGGAGATCGCCCTCGACGAGATTGCCAGGTCGAACTACTACCAGATGTCCGGCATCCAGTACATGAACCGGACGGTGTTCGGCACCGGGCAGATGCACATCGAGGAGGGCCGGAGCCGGCTCATCAACTGCTCGACGCGCAAGATAGGTACGTACTGCATCGCGAAGGACGACGAGGACGTAGTTGATACGATTTACTGCGAGTTTAAGCTGTCGGCGCGCGCGGCCGCGATTAAGTTCGGCATGGAGAACTTGGGCGAGAAGGTCCGCAAGGCGGCCGAGTCGAGCGATGGGAAGAACGCGGATCAGGAGTTCAACTTCCTGCACGTCATCCGGCCCCGCGAGGAGGTCGATCGCGACTCGACGAAGATGGATCCGGAGAACAAGCCCATCGCCTCAATCTATATCGGGATCGACGACAAGTGGTGCGTCCGGATAAGCGGCTACGACGAGATGCCCGATTCGGTAACGCGCTTCAACGACTGGGGAACGGGAACGGTGTGGGGCTACTCGCCGGCCTTCGAGACGCTTCCCAATGTCCGTCAGTTGAACTACGTCGTGCGGTTCATGGACGCGCAGTACGAACTGCGCGCCAACCCGCGCATCCTCTCGCCCATCGGTCTCTACGGTCAGATGGACTTGCGCCCCGGCGGGATCACCCCTTACGACCCGAACCTCCCGGGAGAGAACAAGCCCGAGGAGTGGATGACCCAAGCCGACATCCGGAGTACGGAGGAGTCCGTAGAGAAGAAGCGAGAAGCCGTCCACCGGATGTTCTACACGGACGTTTTCAAGGCCCTCCAGCAGATCAAGTACAAGGCGACCGCCTACGAGATTTCGGCGCGACTCGGCGAAAACCTGCAGCAGCTCTCTCCGATGTTCGGTCGCATCATCACGGAGAAGACCGGGCCGGACCTGAAGCGCATTTTCGGGATTCTCTTTCGCGCCGGCAAGTTCCCGAAGCCGCCGCGGTCGATGTACGTCCCCGACGCCACCGGCCGCAAGCTGCGGCTCGCGATGCCAGAGGTGACCTACACGTCCCGGCTGGCGCTCGCCCTCAAGGCCCTACAGAACAAGGCGTCGATGGACACGATGCAGTTTATGAGCGAGTTCTCGGCCAACACCAACAAGCCGGAGCTTCTCGATAACTGGGACTTGGACGCCATGTCCCGCAGCTTCGCGATAAACCAGGGGATGTCGTCTCGGTTCGAGCGACCGATGCGGCAGGTGATCCAATTGCGGGCGTCTCGCGCCAAGGCGCAGGCACAGGCTCAAGCGATGGCGATGTCCGAGCAGGCTTCCAAGGCGGCGAAGAACCTTGGCAGCGCGCCGGAGAAGATTCAGAAGCAGGTCACGGATGCGATCCCGGATACCGGAGCGCAGGCCGCCTAACATGGCCGACGAGACCCTCACTCCCGCCCAACAGGCGCTCAAGGAGCAGATGGCCCGCGAGAAGCTGGCCGCGCAGTACCGCAGCGTATTCGGGTTCCCGCCGGCGCCCGGACAGCCAGACACGAGGAGCCCGGCGCAAATCGCGGTGTGGCAGGACTTGGAAATCGCTGGGTACTTTCGCAAGCCGATATTCGTGCCCGACCGTGTCGGGGCCCTTTGCCCGTTGCGTGCCGCCTACGCGGAAGGGCGCCGCTCGATTTTTCTCTATGCTGAAGCCAACGTGACGTTTGCTCCCAGCCTAGGGGCCCAACCGCAGCAATAAACCAGGAGAACAAACCAGATGGCAGACGAACGCATTCCGATCACCTACACCTTTGACGCGAAGGCGAACGAGATCCGGAGAAAGAAAGGCAAGGGCGACGAGATCGTTGAGGACAAGGTCGTCGCGAAGTACGACCCGGAGACGCAGGTCGTGGTCTTCCCGAATCTCAATTATCTCAAGAACTTCAAGACGGGGGTCATCACCTTCCTCGCCGAGAACGAGATGCTCGTGAAGAGCTTCCAGCGCGGAGACATGACGCTCGACAAACCACTCTCGAAAAAGGAACCGCCCCGACCAAAGAAAACGAAGAAGGAAGGCGACAAGACGCCGGCTGTGGTTGACTGGTATTTCAAGTACAAGCCGAACGAGTTCGCGACGCGCTACGGCGTGCTAGGCACGTATACCGGCCCAGTCTCCCTGCTCGAGCCGACGTGGCGCCCAAGACCAGTCGATGGCCTGCCCGAGTATCGCGGTGCTGAGCGGGTTGAGGATAACGTTGTCAATGCCATCGTCGCCAACCGATCCGTGTGCGCGGTCGAAGGCAAGCGCCTGACCTACCTCCCGGAAGAGTGCCTCAATTGGGACGAGGAGGAATCGGAGCCGGGCGAAGAGGCCGAGCGCGGTGTCATCGTGGTCCGGAAGTCGAAGGAAGATGATGAAGGGGGTGACGAATGAGCACGCTCAATCGACAGATTCCTCGTGACGCGGCGGGTGACACCGGAACAGGTGGCGGAGGCGGTGGTGGTGATGCCGCAGCTCAAGCAGCCGCAGCGGCGGCCGCAAAGTCCAGTGGTGGCAATGGCGGAGACGCAGCCGCACAAGCTGCTGCTGCTGCCGCAGCCAAACCCAAGCCCTTCTACGAGGGCCTCTACGGCGCGGACGGCAAGCTCGACAAGACCGCGTTCGACCGCCTCCCCGACCACCTCAAGCCACACAAGGACTGGATCGGCAAGTACGACACGATCGAGGCGCTGATCACCGGCGGAGCCAACGCGCACGCCCTCGGAGTGAAGAAAGCCCTGACGCCTCTCCTCGGAACCGAGCCGCCCGAAGTAGTCGCGGAGCGCAAGGCCCACCTCGACCAGATAAACGGCGTACCGAAAGACGCCAAGGGGTACGGCATCGCCCGCCCCGATGACATTCCGGAGATATTCTGGCATCAGGAGGGAATGGACGAGCTAGCCGCTCTCGGCCTGAAACACTCGGTTTCCCCGGCGATGATGAAGGACGTTCTGGCGCTTCAGAACAAGGTCACGCAAGAGAGCATCGCCCGCGGCAAGCAGATGGAGGCGGACTTCTACGCTAAGCAGGACTCAGACTTCGCCACGGCCATTCAGCGCCTGGGCATAGATGGCGACAAGGCGGCCGACCTCGTGCAGCGCGCCGCCGGCACCCTCAAAATCGATCTCAAGAATCCGATCCTAAAGAATGCCGAGGTCCGATTGGCGATGGTTCGCGTCACGCAGATGATCTCCGAGGACAAACTGATCACGGGCGAAGTGGCCCGCGGCGAGACTCTCGGCGACGAACTGAAGCAGGCCCGCGACATCATCCAGAACCCGGCTAACCCGCTGCACAAAGCCTACCTAGACGCGAGCGATCCGCGCAACGAGCAGGCGAAGTCGGAGGTCACCCGGCTCTACGAGGCCGCATTCTCGCGCAAGCAACGGGGAGGGCTCTGAGCCATGTTCCAATCGCTACAAATCAAGGGGACGATCCGGCCGCTGCAGGATTGGGTGGTCCTCGAAGTCATCAAGGAGCCGGCCAAGACCAAGGGAGGAATCCTTCTCCCCGAGAACGCGAGAGAGTACGGCCGATGCCCCGTCGTCGCCGTGGGCCCGCGGTGTGACCTCAAAGTGGGGGATGTCGTGTACATCCAGAAATTCGTTGAGGGCGAAGTGAAGTTCGAGTTGAACGGAAAGTCCGTTTATATGTCCCGAGAAAAGCATTTGAACCTCACCATCGAGGAAGAAAAAACTTCGCCCAAAAGCGGCGGTCGTGGCAAAAACGCGCGCCATCCCAAAGGCTGAACGACCCGTTCGGGAGTACCGAAAAGACCCTCGGGAGTCCTATAGGAAACCGGAGAAATGTTCATCTGAGTAAGTCGGGGTAATCTCCCCCAGCGACCGCAAAGAGATAGCGCTGAAAGACCGGAGCTTGACAAAGGCTCCGGTCTTTCTATTTGTCGGACATTCGGTAAGGAGGAGCGAACACCCGAGATACTCGGCCGACTCGCCTTCCGGATCACGTCCAAGCGAGGACCGCGGATACCGCGAACACTCCTGCCAGCGAGAGGACAACGAACCGAGCGTCACCTCGGCAAGTAACTCTCTTTTCACGGTGCCTAAGTCCTAACGGACGACCGCCCGCATCCCACACATGGCAGGTCAAGTTTGGTCCCTCCAGCCCGCTTTTCAGACGCAGTTTGATGATACATGGCACCAGGTCATGGCCCAGCAGACTGATCACCGGTTCGCCGGTTGTTACGAAATCAAAAACGTCAAAGGCAAAGATTTCCGCTTTGACCTATACGGCTCGACCACGGACGTGATGCGCGAGAAGACGGAGCGCGCCGGCCCGAGTCGGCCCTCCGACATTCCGACCTCGCAGCGCTGGGTTCGCCCGCGTCCCTACGAGAAGGTCACGATCTACGACGAGTTCGATCCCATCGCGCTCGGCGAGTTGCCCGACCCGCAGGGTCCGGCGATCACGACCCACGCGACGGTGGCAAACCGTAACAAGGACTTGGTGCTGATCAACGGCGCCATCGGGACGAACTTCACGGGCCCGACGGGCACCGGGACGGCGGCGCTGCTCGCGGCGAACGTCATCGGCGTCCAGTTCGGCAACGGCGGCGTCAACATCGGCTTCACGCTGAAGAAAATGACGCAGTCGGCCTACGTACTGGACTCGAACGAAGTCCCGCAGATGGATCGCTACTTCGCCTACTCGGCCAAGCAGCTGAACAACCTGCTGACGAACGTCGACCAGGTGGCGAACTACCTCTACAACGAGGTGCGCGCCCTCCGGGACGGGAAGCTGCAGGACTTCATGGGCTTCCGTTTCATCCTCACGCAGCTACTGCCGGTCACGACCGCGGGGGTTCGCACGAACATCTTCTGGCAAAAACGCTTCCTGAAGATGGGCATCGGCGCGGACACGCGGACGCACATGGACATCCTGCCGACGAACCAGCACGCGCTGCAGATTCGTTCGGTGATGCTCCTCGACCTGACCCGGATGGAAGACGCTGGCGTGGGTACGGTCGCGAACGACGAGACCGTCTAACGAAGAATCCCAAACAATCAACCAATAGGACAAACAACAATGGGACTTCCCACAAACCTCTGGTACACCAACATCGCGTCCCCCGCCCAAAAGGGCGGCACGAACACGCTCGCAAACCTCGACGATCCCAACCTGAGCGCCGGCCGACTCAAGATGATCACGGCGATCTACGTGATGACCGGAAACGAGGTCGCCAACGACGTGGTCTACGTCGCGCGCGTCGCCTCCGGCTACATCGTCGACCCGATCTCAGGCAACATGGCCGGCAACGGCATCGCGACGACCGCGACGGTCTCAGTCGGCGATACCGACACGGTCGGCGGCACCGTCAATCCGGACATCAGCCGCTATTCGGCGGCGCAGAGTGTCGCGGCCAACAACACGACCGTCGGCGTTCCGTTCTCGGGCGGCACGCAGTTGACCGCCCCGGCGCAGGTCACCGACGATTGGGTCTGGCTCATCGCGCAGTTCGCGACGCTCGCGGTCCCGGTCGCCGGCAAGCAGATCGTCTTCCGGGTCAAGCTCGCCGGTCTCGACTAAACGCATTCCGTCTCGGGGAGTTCTCCCCCCGGGACGGGAAAGAAATCGTCAAGTTGGCCCGGGGGAGGGGAACCTCTCTCGGGCCTTTTTCTTTTCCAAAGCAAACTCCCCATGCAATACGAACCTCTCGGTATCACGAGCGTTGCCAACCTCGCACTTTTGGAAATCGGGCAACAGACGATCAGCGATATTGATGACCAAAACGGGGAATCACCAGCGGCGTGCCGGGCAGCGTTCTGGCAGACCGTGCGTGAGGTCGGCCGCTCCCACAACTGGAACTGCCTCAAGCTACGAAAGAATCTCACGCAACTCGTACTACCGGTCACGAGCTCGGTCTATAACGGCCAGGGGACGTCGATCGGCTGGCTGGGGTGCCACCCATCGACCCCGCCTCCGTATTGGCTGGCTCACACGACCTACGCGGGCGGGACGCTCGTGACCTACGGCGAGGCGATCTATTATTGCCTGATGGCGTACACGTCCTCGACGAACTTCATCAATGATCTGACAGCCGGTTTTTGGGCGCAGATTTACTCGAGCTTCTTCGCAGGACTGCAGGGCGCGCAGAGCGGGCTCTACGAGTGGAATTTCGCGTACGCACTTCCGCCGGACTTCCTGCTCCTCAACGAGCTCAACGGGACGGACTGCAGCAAGGGGCGGGGCATCGGAGACCTCTACGAGATATTCGCGAGCCAGATCACGAACCAAGACCAGAGCGTTTCAACCGTGCAGGCGCTGTTCTGCGATCAGCCGTGGGCGGACATAAAATACACTGGGTTGATTCAAGACCCGACGGTGTGGGATCCGCTGTTCATCGGCGCGGTGGTCGTGCTACTCGCCTCGAAGATTTCCACGCAGATTCTTGGGGACGGCGGCAAGATGTCGGCTGAGTTGCGGGCCCGGTACATCGGCGACGTGCTGCCACGGGCCCAGATGAAGGACGCGGGTGAACGGAAGCTGCAACGCTACGATCCAACTTTAGAGTCGAATTTTCTTCGCTCTCGGAACGCATCGACGGTGGGTTAAACGAGGGCTTCACAATTCCGAAATCTTTAGAAAGTCTGGTCAGCTTTTCGGCTGGAGAATTTTCAGCCACGATGGCGGCGCGCGTCGACCAGCAAAAGTACCGCGCTGCGTGCAAGCAGGCGAGGAACATGCTCGTGCTCAAGACGGGCCCGGCTACCCGCCCAAACGGTCCTCAGCCGAGGCGACCGCCGGTCGAGAAGGCATTCCGGCGATACGCCGATCCGACGCGTCCTGAGGCAATTCTCATTTCTGAGACAGAAGCGCGGGACATTTCTGGAGAAATCCGCCGTTCTGGCGTTCCCAAGAACGAGAAAAGGTTACTTTAACGTTAAAGCTCCACGGATCGAATACGACCAGAAACCGCCGCTCGAATTTCGCT